GTGCTCTTAAGGTTACTATATGATAACGAAATAAAGTTTTAAAGCTTGATTAAGATATGATACGGATAAAATAAGAAAAATAGTATTTTGGGGGCTGAGTTGTCAATTGAAGATAATAGCCGGTCCAGGACCAGTTCGAGCCTCGTTATCCAATGTAAAATTGTTATGAGACCAAATCCAGCGGGGGCCAAGTAAATATCCACAATTCCAGTCATCAGCAGTTGCTGCATAAAGAGTACTAGCAGCTCCTTGAAATCCAAAACGTGTCAATGGTGAATGAATGCCAGCTCGAAAAGCAAAATTCTCTGAAGAGACGAAATTTTGATCTTGATGAGCAACTCGAGGAAAGGCATTGTAATAAGGAATCTCATATTCCATGAGATCTCCATTTGCTGGTCTAATCTGAGTGACAGCAATCATATCAGTTAGAACATCAGACGCAAACTTGTAGGTGGCATAATGTGGTGCGAGATAAAGAAAAGCACGATCAGCATCTGTCCCATAAGGTGTTGGTTGCCAAATCCGCATGCCGCCAGTAGAGTAAGCGTAAAGTCGCTTCACCCAATTGTAGAAATTCACATCTGTCGTCTCACTAGCCCATGGATTAAATCCACCAGCTATGATATTTCTATCAAGGGGTTCATAACGACGCGTAAGTTGACGAAGAGAGACAACTGGATCTATCATAGATCGAATAGTAGGTTTGTCTCTTACCTCATCATTTGCAAGTCGAAGCACGTTCTCAGGCGCTTCTCGTTTGATATTAACACCAATATCCGTCTCATCATATGGTGTTTCATCTTTTTGTTGCTGTTGTACAGGTGGAACAATTGGAGCCACAATAGAATTAGGTGCAGTGTTCTTGTGATGCACGGGAACTGCGAATTGAATATCATCACCACCAGCAACATCACTCCAAACATAAATAGCCGAAGGACAGTTTGGATTTGTTCGAAGTTCGTTCTCCACGTAAATTCGAAGAACCCCAGGGAAACGGTTGGTCGAGTACCGATTGAGATTTTCGTGACATGGAGCCCAATCAGCCTGAGATATATAGGGAAGTTCTATCACCTGCTCATTGGCATCCTTAATATCCAAGACAACCGAGTACATCTCGCTTGATCTCTCAAATGCTTGAGTCGCATTAAGCTCACCAGCAACATCATACACAATACGCAATCGACCAGAATAAAATTGATTTGCCAAAAAATGAAGCCGAAATCTGATGCTTCCTCGCCAATAAGCGAACATATGCGACAAATAGGAAAGATAAGTAGTAGCACGAATATCAGCTCCCCAATATGGAGAAACCAGATTTTCATATCTACCTGGTGAGTTTTCCCATCCCACCAGTTGGGTACCTGCAGAATTAGCCACATCCCAAGCGAACCAGTTCCAACGAGTCCATTTTTGTGCCACATAAGACACAGCCATTTCGTCCTCCGGAACCAATCCCAATGGAGAAGTTTCAACCTCCGCATGCTCGTTATAAGTGAGCTTATGTCCCATGAAAAGACCATCCGTATTCAATTTTCCATGTGACTTAAATTCACTCACTTTTGTAAATGGTTTTGGATTGTATGGTTTTGAGAACCCAAAGAAGCCAGCCACATTTGAAACGACATCAGCTGCCATAGAAACAGGGCCAGCAATGTCACTAACAAAAGGTATCTTCGTTAGTGCCCCAGATATATTGGACACTGTTTTCGCAACAGAAGAAACAGACAACTTCGATGATGCCTCCGCCTTCTGAGACGGTCCCTGACGTTCAACCTGAACACCCATAGTACTACCACCTGTATGAGTGTAGGAATACCACTGAGTAAAGGGAAAAGTTTGTGCGGCTGAACCGATAATTTCGAGATCCTCCAACCAAAAGTAGAAGGATCCTTCTATACCGTCTGCCACAGTCGATCCAAGGGGGGATAGGGATTGTAGAAATATCACCCCAAGATTGAGATTGTTGAGCGGACAATAATCATAAATCCACTTATATGGTCGCTTGATTTTAAGTGTGGTCTGCTTAGCCACATTAAAAATAGTACAGTCACTCAGGCCCGACATAAATGGAATAGAGGCCACATCTATACGACTGTTGAGTTCCCGATAATTGCCAAGAACACCAGCTGTGTCCACAGTATGGAGAGCTGCCGGAGGTATATAGGCAACTTGAAATGCACCAGTATGGAAAGGTTGTGGATTAACCCGAATCTCACAGCAAAGTGTAGCCCGAAAGCCATAAAAACAATCCAACTTGCGAGCAAGCGGCATTGCATTCAAGGCGTCTCCAAGATCCATTTGGAAGACGGGTTGTCCAACTGCATTATCTGTAGAATAAGTGAAGGAATTGACCTTCACAGGGCGGGAAAGAAGCTTCCCAATAGATCGAATCTCTGAATCGTTGTTGACAGTCTGCACCTCAGAGAAACTCTTGATGTCTTCAGCCTTAGATCCAGCATCAATAAAATGAATAATATCATGAGGATCCTCCTCAATAATTTTTGTCAGCGAATCCGCTGCTTGCTTTGATTGTTCATTAGTAGTATTTGTTAGTTCGGACATGATTATTTTTGTTAGTATGATAATAATAATAATTTTTATAATGGTATTTGTAAAGAAAATAATTGGCAATTCAAAAATATTTACAACAAACCACACTCGCGTCCACGTCTGGGGTCCGAGTCAGATGTATTCAAGTCCTGGAAATATCTGTGGATACTTCCCTGCACGAACCTGAGCAATGTAGAATTCCTGTGAATAAGCTTCGACATTCACATTCAACTTGTCCAAGAAAACGTCCTGTATTCGCTTTTTCCAATGTTGAAAGTCTTTCGAATCATGGAGAGCCCACTCGGCAATGGCCGCTCTTCCATTCTCAATCAAGGTATCTCGATCCATTCCTCGTTTTTGCCATTCGAGTCGATTATTGATCGACTTACGCTCCAAGGGTCCAAGCCAAATATCATTATGGAACCTAAAACCACGTTTAAGAAAAGATGCCTCGTGTATAGTGATATTCTCACGCTGCACCTCTTCTTTATTGGCGTCGGTGTATGTCATTCCAATAGTCTCAAACGCCTTACTCATAGTCAACTGATTGTACCAAGGTAGCACATCTTGTCGAATATTGAGTACATTGTCATCACCATAAGATATCATTTGCACAGCTGTATTGAAATTATAATGCTCTTCTTGCTGTGCCTCAAGAAGATAAAACACGTAACGACACATAATAGAGTTTGCAACAGAGTTCACTATCGACGTAACCGGATTACCAGAGGGTTGTGAGTGTGTCCACCCATAAACATAGTTTCCGGCTAAATGCCAAGAATGAACAATATCGCAAAACAGAGTTTTTCTGATGAGGTCGTTCCCATCAGAATACCATCGATTGGCCATATCACAAAAGGCCCAAAGAAACTCAGGATGCAAGTTTCCATCGTAATCAGAAAAATCACCAGCCACAATAGCCGGTCCCTTTCGCTGAAGACGAAGAGCCAAGTGATGCCAATCCATTGATTGCGCCTGTATTCCGACGCCAATTTCATTG